TTAAATGCGTGTTTAAGATTTTCACTATGTGTAGACCATTGTAAATTTAATAATGAATTATTTAGCTTATCCCCATCTAAATGGTTTACTGTCTTTTTTCCTTCATTATTTATTAAATATGTTTCTGCTACTAATCTATGAACCAATAAATATTTATAACCTTTATCATTAAATAATTGAACTTGACAATATCCATTACCAGTTTTTCTTGGTTTTAACCATTTCATACTTAAAAGGCTAAACACCTTACCATCAAGACTGACGTAGTAATTTGGATAATTTGTTATTTGCTTCATATAGTTTTTTTTATAATATCTATTGGAAAAGTGCGCGAATATACTCCCCAGCTTCTAAAGGTCTACCAAAAGTAAGAACCCCTGTTGAACTTATAAACTTAACATCATCACCCGTTGGAGTTCCTGTTGTTAAAATGTTTTGCGCATCCACACCACCTCTTGAAACGTACAAACAAGCATAACCGATTGTGTCCGCAAAAGTAATTGATGTTTCGCCACCACTTGCCGTGTAACCTTTAGTCTTAACAGGATTTGAACCTACTATAATCACACCGCTTGGGTCAACCTCCGTTCCTGTTGTATTGTATGCACCTGTACCTTGTAGGCTAATATTGTAAGTAGCCACATCCTTTTGTGGTGCGTTTATTGCTAAACTTGATATATTACAAGTTCCGTTAATAATTGTTAAACCATCAACCCCATTATCCACTACAAACTTAATCTCTATTGGTTCTCTTGCTAACTGCTTTTCAAGCATAAACAAATAAGAAAAACCAGTCAAAGTAATCAACCCATCACAAGTAACATTCCAAGTAGCAACATCGTTTTTATATTCTCTAAACCAAGCACTTGATTGGCTTGTTACCTCTTTTTGATCTACGTTTACATTAAACGTACAATTTGTACTACAAGCAAAAGCGACATCAACCTCTGGGTCAACATCTGTTCTATGCCAATAAAGCATTACGTTATTTCCTATTACTGCTCCCATATTACAAATTTAATCAATTATCCGAATGTTTCTAATATTTCACCTGCTCCGCTTATTCTATAAGCCTGTGAGTAAGTATCTGTAACTAAAACCTTCCACCAAATATTCGCACCATTAAATCCAACTGTCAAGAACTCACTTGCATAGAAGAAATCACCAACAGAAGGAACACCAATATCTGCTAAGTAAACAACGTTACTTGTTAAAGGAGCAGCCAAAGCAGCTTCCTTAGTTAAATATCCATTTGATCTAAAGTGAGAATAACCTGTAATCTCTGTTGGTAAGTTATTACTATCGTATATAGTTCTCATTGTGGTTTCTATATTCTCTGGATTAATATCCAATAAAGTAGCCGTGATTACATCATTTGGTAAATCCATTGTTGAATTACCTATTATGTAACTTTTATTTTGAACAGTTATTTGTGCTGGGTCAGTATCGGAAGCAGTAATTCTCATTGCACCGCTAAATCTACCATCTGTTGTTTCCATACCCATAAATGAAGCATCCAAGTTAATAATGTTCTTATTTAAGCAGTTTGAATATTGCTTAACTACTAACTCACTTAGGCTCCTATAAATATCAGTTAAATATTCTTGTCTGTACCAATTTTTTAAGTTTAAACCTGTTGAATCGCTTAAAAATCCTCTATATGAAAAGAAACCATCATTAATATCATTAAAGCCTAAAGGAAGGTCAATCTCTAAAACATACTCATTTGTATCATTGATAAAACTTTCTGTAGTTACTTGCTTAAAGTATGTTTCAACTACTAACTGAAAATTACTTGCTTCAATAGAGCCAACAGTTGATTTCCAATAAGGCGCAGAATTATCACATAGGATCAACTCAATACTTAAATCGCCTCCTATTGGTAACAAAGGCATAACTAAATCTAAATTAACTGAAGGTGTTGTAGAATCAAATGGGAAAAAATAATAATGGTCATTAAAAGTTGTATTTACCCATTGTTTATTTTCATCTAAAAATACCGAATCAATGCCATCATCAACTACTATTTTAAGAATAAATAATGCATCTGGTCCACTTGCAGGAACTCCTAATCCAGCAACATCCATACTTAACTTCAATACATCACTTGTATTTACTTTAGGTAAATTTATTGGTCTAACTAATGCAGCAAAAGGATTTGAAAGCGAATACTCCATAATAAATGAATTGTATCTTCTTTCTGGATATGACTTAACATAAATTATTCCGTCAACAAATCTTTCTTCTTCCCAAGAAAACGCATTTCCTTCTGTTGGACTTACAACTGTGTAATTCTTTAAATCCCAGTTTGTAATGTAGTTATTTGGATATTCAATTACTTTATCAAATCTAATCTTATTAAAACCCTTTCTAATTAGCTTAAATTGACTATTATCTACAAAGTATAAACCACTTGTGTTTGAGTTAAATCCTTCTATGTTTCCAGTTGAATTATATATTGCATCATCAAATACACTTCCATCACTATTGTAAATGGTAACATAATAAGAATCTTGTGCAAATTGTGTTAAAGGAACTATGTAAAAGTTTCCCTTTGCTTGAAATAATCTTGAACCAACAGATTTAACAATCTTTGTTAATACTTCAAGACAATTTGTTGCTACTTGATTATCATTAATAAATGTTGCGTAATTAATGTATGATTGACCTAATGTATCAGCAGCTGGATCATCCGTTCTATTATCCATACCATCGGAATAAAAACTTACACCACTTACAATATCATATTCTAATGGATATTCTAACTTTAACAATGCAGTCTTTATATAAAATATAGCAGTAAAAATATCAACCAATGTTGTGTCATCTGCAATAAAGAAAGGTATTCTTTCTAATAAACCTAAACCATCAATAGCATTAAAGGTTAATTGCTTTCTACCTGTGCTAAATGAATATTGTACGTTTTCACTTAATATCCATCCTTGCCAATCTAAATTGCCACCACTTAATACTTTAACAAAATACTTTCTGTCGTTTAAAGTAGTAAAGTCAGGCATATTTTCTACATCATCTGTAACATCAATTGAAACGTTTAAAGTACTAACATAAATAGGCTCAAATGTATCATCGCTTCTTGGTATATATTGTATCTGCAAATCAATACAAGGATATTCTATTATTGAACCAGCATAATCTTCCTCATAAATATTTACAACACTTGTAACATCCGATTTAGTTGCTGCCGTTATTCTATATTTTATTTCGTATGCCATTAACCCCTAATTATATTTAATGAAGAATTAGACCTTTGCATTGCTAAAACTAAATCTTGACCTCTTAATACAAATTGACCATTATTTCCCATACTATTTCCATTCATTGCACCAGCATTAAAAGAACCTTGCATTATATTACCAAGTTTGCTTAAAGGCAATACTGCTTCACTTTCATTTCCTTCTCCAATCATTGCTAATGTTGGACCAGTTGCAATTCCTCCCGCAGCCATCTTTGGTATGCCTAATATTTTATTAAATGCTCCTAAAAATGATACTCCACCTTTTGCTGCTCCACCACTTATTAAAGATAAAATCCCAGCAAATATTGCAGCTTGAACAACCATTTCTGCCATTTGTCTTAACAATCTACTAAACATTTGCCCTAATGCATCTCCAGCACTTACACCTTGCTGCATAGCGTCATACATACCAAATAAAGCACCTGTAACAGTTTGTGAAATTGTCATAGCAAAATCTTCATACGCTTTATTTAATTCTTCTAATTTCTTATTTTCAATATTAATGTTATCTAAAGCTAACTTTTCTTTATACTTAGTCCAACCTGTTAGCCATTTAAGATAATCATCGTGTTGCTTTTTTTGATCTGCAAAATAAGTATCTTCTGGTGCTACTTCATTTGGTGTAAGTAAAGTATTTCTTCTATTTATTTCGCGAATTAAATTACTTGCTTCTTGTGGAGTTAATGTTTTATCAACTTTTTCTTTAGAAGGTGCATTGTATTCATTAGGTACTTTTACATTCTTTGATAATTCAATTATAGATTCAAATATCTTCTTTCTTTTTTCTAATAAACCATTTAAATGATTTTCTTCATTTCTTTGTTTAATAGTTTCTTTTAATCCTTGTTGTCTTAATTCAACATCTGTTTTTCTTGCATCTGCACTATCTTTAAAAAGTTTACCAATTCTTATCAGGTCTTTAGCATCTTGTGTTAAGGTAACACCTTGCTCTTTAAGTATTTGCTCCGTTACTTGTTCTAATTCCTTTTGCTTTATTTTAAGAGCAATAACTGAACTTAAATTAGCTATATATGTATCGTACGCAGTATTTAATCCTAAAACTACTCCTTTTTCAAGTGTTAAAGCATTAAATATTTCTGGATTTATTTTTTTTAATGCCTCTAATGCTTTTAATTTTCTATTTCTTGTTTCGTTCTCATTTTGCAATACTGAAATTAAACTTGAAACTTGTACTACCTCTTGCGCAGTTGAAGAATATACTTGGTCAATAGCATCTTTTTGCTCTTTTATTCTATCAGTATTTTCTTTTGTTTTTTCTGCTGCCGCTTTTTGAGCAGCACTTGATTGAAACAATTTATCTCCAAATGTTACTAACAAAGAAGATGCAACACCTAAAGCAAGACCAATACCTGCTGGACCCATTAGTCCTTGTGCCATTGCTTTCAAAGCACCACTTGAACTGCCAGCCTCAACCTTTAATCTTTGGAAGGATTCTAATAAGGGATTTAAGTTATTCGCAATACCAATAAATCCATAAGGAGCATCCTGTGCAACTCTTGATAAGTTTGATAAAGCGTATGTTGCTTGATTACTTGTATTTGGCAATCTTTGGAACGCAGTACCTAAAGAATTTGTAGCAGTAACAGTTTGTTGTATATTTTGAACCGCTTGTTGATTATCTGCGGTTATCGTAATTTTTAAAGTTTCTTGTGCCATTTTATTAATTTACTCCATATAACTTTAATGTTCTTACCAACTGCTCATCGGTTAAAAATGTCTTTTCTTCTTTTATGTTTACATCGTCAATCTCTGGTATGCTCCAAAATGATTTAATACTTTTTGGACTTTTCTCGGTTGTGTTACTTAAGTATATAATATAGGCGAGGTTTCTTGTCCTCGCCCATTCATTTAACTCGTTTCTTTCTTTTCCCATTACAATAATGGAAAAATCCTTCCAAGTCATATCCCAAAATTCATTTGGTCTTATACCACATTCAGCAGCCTTAACTAATACATCATCCCAATTTAGCTTTGTTAGGCTTTTTTTTTTCATCTTCTTTTGGTTTCCCTTGTACTGAAATTACTGTTGTTTCTACAACATATTTCATATAATCTACAAGTTGACCATCAGTTTTGAATATTGATCCTAATTCATCAATCCAATCACAAGCATCTGCCTCTGTATAAATAATCTCATCCTTATTTGAAACACAAGCCGACTTATAACCTATATATACCAACTTAATGATATTGTCTAAATCAAAATGTGATTCACCTAATAAAGTGAAATACTTATCTATTGTAATACCTTTAGCATTGCAAAATTCTCGCATAGCCCAAGTTCCCCACTTTAATTGAATTGTTTTGTTGTTGGTTTTTAATTCGTACATAGTTTTTTATTTATTATACTTGTTCAGTTTGTGAAATAGGAGGAACACTTACTACGAAAGTTGCAGTAAATTTAACATCATCCTTATCATCAGCAGTTACACCGAAATCGCTAATAAATACTAAAGAACCAGCACCACCATAATAAACATCACCTGCTACTGGAGTTGCTTTACCCATCTTAATTGCGAATAAAGTCTTAGCAGCGTGAGCAGCATATAATTGTTGGTAGCTATCTTTAGATGGTGTACCTGTTTCATCAATTGCAAAACCTTCACACTCAAAAGATTGAGAAAAAGAAGGTGCTGGAGTGTACTCGTTGCCACACTTAGATGTTGCATCTATTGTGTCATTAGTTGATGTTAAAGAGTTTGTAGTCAAACAAGCAACAGGCTTGAATGTACCATCATTGTTTATGTCAGCTAAGAGGATATAATCTCTTGCGCTTACTTTTGTTTCTGCCATTTTATTTAATTTTAAATTTGAGTTATTATTATATTATAAGTTATCAATACTCTAAAAACGTTATCTAAAGGATTTAAGCCATCTAAATTTCTAATACTTTCTACACTTAAACTTGATGCACCAAAACCATTTGATAAGGTTATTGTTGTATCCGAGTTTATATCTTCTAATATCAAATCGCTTATAGCTTCAGCACGTTTATAACCAAAGTTAGCATTTTTTGTAATAATATCAACTGTGATGCTAATACTATTTGTATATCCAGCTTTGCCTTGATCTTGGCTTGATGTTCTACCTGTCATTACAATATACTCATCACCTGCACCTTCTGGAGCAAAACCATCGTAAACGACTAATCCACTCGCACTTGTCAAGTTAGTATAAAACCACTTTTTTATTTCTATATTAGGATTTAACATCTAACAATTTTTTTAGTCTTTGTATTAATTTTGGCTTTTCCGTTTCATACGAAGGTATTAAAAAAGGTTGAGGTCGCATCCCTTTTTGTAATATACTCCTTGCAATAACATAAGCTAATCCTCTATCATTTTTGCCATCGCCAATGCCTTTACGCTTAACCCATAAAGTCAAAGCATCAACAAAGTCCTTAAACTTACCGCCTTTTTGACCTTTAAATTGTGCTGCATAGGATGTAAAGTCAGCTGGAACACTTACTTGTGGACCAGTACCAAATTCTACATAAGGCGAATAAGATGCCTTTGATTCAACCCCAAATGTTAATTGGCTTTCTTGTACTAATGCTATTTGATTCCTTAATTGCCCGAAATTAACAGGTGCAAGTCTTTTGGCATCGGTTAATATCTTTAAAGCCGAAGCGTTAATCTCATCACCAACATCTTGCTTTAATTTCCCATCAATGTTCTTTAAAGCATCTTGAATGTCCTTTAGTCCATTTAAGTTAACGCTAAATGCCATTACTTGTAAATTATTAACTCCAAGAACCTATTTTGGTTCTCTACGTTCTTAATGGAATGTATTGTGTATCTATCGCCCTCAACATCTACCTCGTAAGAATCTAATATAGTAACTCCAAAACGAATATAAAGGCGGTTTCTTTGGTCAAATTGTAATTCCGACTCACCTATCTCACGAACTTGATTATCTGGTCTTAAATCACCCCAAACTGTGCTTTGTAGGGCAAATGTGGTTGTGTATCCACCTTGACCATCACTTGTCCTTGTTGGAGCATAGATTCCAACTTGGCGAGTCATTGTGTTGGCATCAATATAATTTGCTTTCGCTTTACCTAACTTCATATTATAATATTGGGCTTATTCTTGTCCATCTTTGACACGCTTTCCAAGACTTTTCACAAATACCAGAATCACCATCCAAGCCTCTATTTTCGTAATCGTAAGAGATTTGATCTAATATGGCTAATTTAAGGTCTTTAGGGATAGTTGTATAACCAGCCTCATAAGTAGCCTTTAAATTGGCATATCTTGGTGAAACTAATTTTGGGAACTCATTACCTATTAATTGTAAGTTAGGTGTTGTAACCTCTATTCCGTTTTGCTCCATATCAAACAACTCAAACGTATCAATGTCAATTGGTCCGAAAGGAATCTCAAAATTGCCACTCACATTATAAAAATAAGTAGTAATGTCTTTTGGTATTAAACTCAATCCTGTTGCCACTTCAATAGCTTCCCTTGCTTGTGTAATCATTAACGTAATCAAAGTATCTTCAGCGCTTGTAGTAACACGGCAATACAATTTTGCTTCTGCTAAAGTAACTGGCTCAACTATTGGTGCG